GGATTCGATGGAATACTTCTTGATCCGATGGATGATTGGGTAGGTATGCCAGAGTATGTAATGGAAAAAGAAATAAAGCCTATGTACACTGCTACCTTTAAGTTTAGGACTAAGGAAGATTACGAGGTATTTAAAGAAAAAGCTAGAAAACATATATTTGACGAACAAAAAATGTTTGATGGTAACCAAGGGGAATTTGACAAACAAGCATGGTTTCCATTGAACGAAAGGCCAAGTAACTTTTATTACAAAAGTGAAACACCTGTAAACCCACGATTTCCTGTTTACATTTTAAGCAAAGGTAGATACAAGATCAATCCTACAAGTCGTTTATTAGAAAGATTGAATGTGCCATATCAAATTATTGTCGAACAATCTGAGTATGAGTTGTATGCTCAAATTATTGATAAATCAAAAATCCTAATACTTCCTCAAAAATATAAGGATGAGTACGATGCCTTTTGGAATGATGGTGGTAAAACAGGTGGTGGCCCTGCTAGGAACTTTGCTTGGGATCATTCAATAGCTAATGGACACAAATGGCATTGGTTACTTGATGACAATATCGAGCATTTTAGAAGAACCAACAACAACAAAAAGATTCAATGTCTTGATGGCACTATGTTTTACGCTTGTGAGGACTTTGTTTTGCGTTACGAGAATATCGCAATAGCAGGGCCAAATTACGCTAATTTCATGCACAGTAACGAATATAGGCCACCATTTACCCTAAATACTAAGGTTTATTCTTGTTTATTAATTAGAAATGACATACCTTTTCGGTGGAGAGGTCGATTTAACGAGGATGTAGACCTTTGCTTACGAGTTTTAAAAGAAGGCTGGTGTACTATTGCGTTTAATGCTTTTCTACAAGACAAGATGTCTACGCAAAAGATGAAAGGTGGTAATACCGATGAGTTGTACCAAGATGGAACTTATCTTAAATCTAAGATGTTAGAAGAAATGCACCCTGATGTTGCAATGATGGTGACTCGGTTCAACAGGCCACACCATTTTGTAGATTATTCCAAGTTTAAAAGAAATTTTTTAGTTAAAAAACAAAATTTAAACATCCCAAACCAAAATAATGATTATGGCATGATATTTAAGGAAAAAAATGAATCTTGAAAACTTAAACGAAAACAGAGTAGAAATTGCACTAAAAATGCTATCTTCTTCAGACGAAGATCATGCAAACCTATCAGGACAGGTTAAATACCTTGAGGAAGCGATAAAACAAGCCAAGGCTCATGTATTTTTACAATCTGAGGGGACAGTAGCAGAGAGACAAGAAAAAGCCTTAGACAGCGTTTTATACGATGATGCACTCAAAGCATGGATAGAGACATACAAGCAATTTAAGATATTAGATAACAAAAGGCAACATGAAGTAAGAATTATTGAGATATTTCAAACACTTAGTGCTAACAGAAGAAAAGGAATGTTATGATTGACCATCCATTTTTAATATTGCAACACTTAATTAAGAATTATTCAGAGGCTTGTAATCAACAGGATTATGTTGCAGCGTATCAAATAGCAGTCGATATTACAGATCAAGCACAGAAACTAGAAGATTTTGCACAAGAACTAGCTAATGACTAAAGCACAGAGACAACACTATGACAAAATTGCACGATTAGGTTGCAGTTTATGTCGATTTGTTTTAAAGATTGAAGATACACCGACTGAAATCCATCATTTGAGAAGGGCTGGCAAGCGAGATACTGCACCTGTAATTGGATTATGTCCAATCCATCATCGTGGTAGTAATACTGGAGTGCATGGACTTGGCAGAAAAGGATTTGAGGAGTTGTATCAAACGACTGAAGAAGAATTATTATCAAAGACATTGGAGATATTATGATTGATTCATTTAAAATAACAGAGCCTACTGTAATCAGTTTTAGTGGTGGTCGTACATCTGCATATATGTTGTGGAGAATACTACAGTCTAATCAAGGACTTCCTGACGATGCTATTGTTTGTTTTGCAAATACAGGCAAAGAAGATGCTGCAACTCTTAAATTTGTTATGGATTGTGAACAAAATTGGAATGTTCCTATTCATTGGCTTGAATATACTTCTGAAAAACCTAAATTTAAAAAAGTATGTTCTGTAACTGCAAGCAAAAATGGTGAACCATTTGAACATATGATTAATGATAAAGGCATGATGTTGCCTAACAATTTTATGAGATTTTGCACTCAAGAACTAAAAATAAACACAATTAGAAGATATTTAAAGAGCATACATTTAGATATTGATGATGACCAGCATTGGGTTGGAATAAGAGCAGATGAACCAAGACGAGTCGCAAAAGTAGGGCTTTCTATGTGTCCATTGGCTAAAGAAGGAATAACCAGCAGAGATATTGGTGCGTTTTGGGGATCACACAATTTTGATTTAGGATTGCCAAAAGTAGGTCAAAACAAACTATCTAACTGTGATTTATGTTTTATGAAAGGTGATGCAACCTTGTTGTCTTTAGTAAAAGATAAGCCCGAAAGAGCTACATGGTGGATTAATATTGAAAAGAAAGCACAGGAAAATTTAAAAAATAAGGGAAAAGCATTTATACCTAGTTTTAGAAAGAACTCTATGAATTACGAAACTATGTTAAATCATTCAATTAATCAATCAGATATGTTTACAGATGACACTATTCCTTGTTTCTGTGGAGATTAAATGCTAACTTTCCCTTGGTATCCTAAAGAGTTAAATCCCAACTCCAGTTGTCATTATCACGAAAAAGCTAGAAAAAAGGCTATTTACAAAGATATTTGCTATTGGACAACAAAAGAGGCTAATATACAAAAAGGTGATTACTCAGAGCTAAGTATTACCTTTTACAAACCAAACAGACGATGGATGGACTTGGATAATATGTTAGCAAGCATCAAAAGTGGTCTAGATGGTATGTGTTTGGCTCTTGAGATAGATGACAGGTGCTTTACAAAAATAACGATAGAAATACATAAAGATATTTGTGGATTGATAAAAATTGAGTTAAAATAGTAAAAAGGGGGGTATTTATGGAACAAATGGCACTTTTCTTAGTTACTTTGCTACATTCAGGGACTAATACCCATCTTCAGCATTGGACTACTAAATCCTACGCAACACACAAAGCCCTTGGCCATTTCTACGAGAACATAATTACCCACACAGATGCGTTAGCTGAAGCATATTTTGGTTGCTACGGACAGATAACTAAGTTCCCTGACACTTATCACTTACCTAGAGGTGAACCTTTAGGATACCTACAGTCATTACAGAAGTTTGTTAAAGATGCAAGAGACGATCTACCTAAAGACTCTGAGATTGTGCAACTTATCGACAACATTGCTCAAGAGATCGACACCACAATTTACTTGCTAAAGTTTAAATCATGAGTCGTAGAGACCAGATCGAAGCTGCAATAGAAAAGACTACTAAGGGTAAGGATAGGAATTATTTACCTACAGAACAGGGTGCAGGGATGACTGCTAAAGGTAGAGCAGAGTACAACGCTAAGAACAATGCTAATTTAAAAGCACCACAAAAGAGTGGAAAGAGGCATGATAGTTTCTGTGCAAGGATGCAAGGAGTAGTAGATAACGCAAAAGGTGATGCACCTAGAGCCAAAGCAAGTTTAAAACGATGGGGATGCTAATGAAAAACGGACTTTATTCCAATATTCACGCTAAAAGAGAACGAATAGCAAAAGGTTCTGGCGAAAAGATGAACAAGGTAGGCTCAAAGGATGCACCTAGTGCAAAAGACTTTAAAGAGTCAGCTAAGACTGCTAGACGAACAACAATTGAAGATGCTTACGATAGGCTCATGAAATGAAACACATGACTAGAGAGTATAAGAAAGAGGATGCTTTACTAAGACCTAACAAAGAATCTACGCTTGAAAAGAAACAAAAAGAAAGGATCATGCGTAAAGAAAAGATAACAAAAGCATTCAATAAGATAGTAAAAGACCCATTTTAACTTTTAAAGAATCTAAAGAAGTCAAATAATTGAAGTTTACTGTCGCAGTTCCATCTTATACAGATAAAAGTGGTGGACATTGGTATTGTCATTACTTATGCCACGCATTAAACGAAATAGGTCATACAGCTACCATCTCATTTTATGAGCCACCATATAGAATTAATTTTGATTGGAATACTCCATTAGGAAATGACCTTGAAGCCATTGTGATTTATCCTGAAGGATGTAGGGGTAATCCTTTAAATGCTAAAAAAGTAGTTAGATATTTACTTGCTCCTGAAGATTTCTTTAACGGCACACCAATTCAATGGCAACCTACAGACTTTAAATTAGCATTTTCAAAAACTTACGCTAAAGATTGTGATAGTTTGTTTTACCCTATATGTAATCTTGACAAATTTATACCTATAGACAAACCTAAAAAATTTAATAGCTTTTATGTTGGAAAAGGACATTTAAGGCAACAATGTCAGCCACTTAAGGATTGCATTGAAATTATGAGAGATTGGCCTGAAAAAAAAGAAGATTTAGCCAAAATTTTGCAATTTACAAACATATTCTTTACTTATGATGAAATGAGTGCTATTAATGTAGACGCTGCTTTATGTGGTGCAATGCCTTATTTTCTAACAAAACACTTGCCTTGGGTACAAGATAACGAATTAGGCAAGCATTGGATATATAGCCTAGACCCCGAAGAAGTGGCAGAGGCTAAAGAAAACATTAGAACTTTAAGACCTAGAATTAAACAAATGCGTAAAGAATATCCAAGAAAACTAGCAGAAATGTGTAATAAAATAGAAGCACACTTTAAAAATTAGTGTTAAAATAAAAACCAATATAAATCAACCACTTGAGAATATATGGCTGAAAAACAATCTAAAGGTATCAAAGGTGGCTACAGAGAAGGCTCTGGTAGACCTAGTGGAGTGCCTAACAAGAGTACTACGCTTGCTAGAGAGGCTATTGCAACCTTTGTTGATGGTAATGCCCACAAAATGCAAGAGTGGCTTGAGAAGGTCGCTAATGGAGTCCAAACAGATGATGGTAAATGGATAGTACCTCCATCACCTGATAAAGCGTTCACTATGCTACAACAAGTCATGGAGTATCACTTACCTAAACTTGCACGACAAGAAGTAGTAGGAGACGAGGCAAAGCCAATCCACTATAGGTTTTCATGGAAGAAGTAGTTGAGATAGAACTAGATTACAGTCCTAGAACTGTATTTGAGGGATTTCATGAAAGAACAGAAAGATGGGCAGTTATAGTCGCACATAGAAGATGTGGCAAGACTGTGGCTGTACTCAATGACACCATCTATAGGGCATTGACAGAGAACAAAGAGAATGGTCAGTATGGATATATTGCACCTTACTACTCACAGGCCAAATCCATTGCCTGGTCATACTTATTACGCTTTAGTGAGCCTGTACGCAAGACTGCTAATCAATCTGAATTATGGGTAGAACTAATCAATGGGTCAAAGATACGACTATTTGGGGGTGACAACCCAGACGCACTCAGGGGAAATTACCTTGATGGGGTAGTTTTAGACGAAATGGCTGATATGAAACCTAATCTTTGGGGACAAATCGTGAGGCCGTTACTATCAGATCGATTTGGCTGGGCAACCTTTATTGGAACACCTAAAGGACACAATGGATTCTATGACATCTTTAGCAAGGCAGAGCAGCAAGATAACTGGTATGTGAAAGTCCTACGAGCAAGTCAAACAGGGATATTACCTAGAGACGAGTTAGATGATGCTAGGTCTATGATGACAGAAGATCAGTATGAGGCTGAGTTCGAGTGTAACTTTGAGTCTGCTATCTTAGGTGCATACTATGGTAAAGAGATGCGTATGCTCACAGATCAAGGCAGAATTACGAATGTTGAGTATGACCCACTATTCCCTTGTCATACTTCTTGGGACTTAGGGTATTCAGACGATACTGCAATCTTTTGGTTTCAAGCTGTGCATGGTGAGATACGAGTCTTAGACTACCATTCAAGTAATGGTGAGAACATTGACTACTATACAAACCTAATCAAGTCTAAAGAAAGGGAATATGGGTACAAATATGGTACACATTGGCTACCTCACGATGCTAGAGCCAAGACTTTAAGTAGTGGTGGTAAGTCAGTAATTGAGCAAATAGCTACGAAAATACCCATAGAAACGCTTAAAATAGTACCTAATCTATCGTTACAAGATGGAATACAAGCATCAAGGATGGCATTACAAAGGGCTTGGTTTGACACTAAATGTCAAGAAGGTATAGAATGTCTAAGACAGTACCAAAGAGAATATGATGAGGACAAGAA